GATCCGCGTGGAAACTATTGGTGTAAACCTTTCGTTCCCAGTTATCGGACAACCGGATTCAATCGTGACTGCAACAGTTCTATAATCAAAGGCGGTCTTCGTGACCGTCTTATTTCATATACGAAAGGATGATAAACAATGGATGTAATTACAAAAGCGTATATAAAGCAAGGCGGTAACTGGTACAAGCAAGGTGAAGAAATCAAAGGGATCGAAGAAGATGCTGGTAATAATTTAATTTCTCGTAGTCTAGCATACGAAACCGAAGCTTCTGTAAAGGCCAGCATCGAAGCGGAAAAGGCTGCACGTAAAGCCGCAGGAGATGAATTGAAAAAAGAAGCCGATGATAAAGCGAAAGCAGATGCAACAGCGAAGAAAAAAGCTGATGAAGAAGCGGCCAAGGCAAGCAAACAGGCAGACAAAAAAGGAAAGTAGGTGTTAGGTATGCCTACAGTTGAATCGGTCGGTGAATGGATTGCTTTGAATGTCCTAGACTCGCAAGCCTGGGATGACTTCGATAAGAAAGATTTGGCGGTTGTGCAAGCGTCACGAAACCTCATTCGGTGGTATCCAGATGTGACGTTTACAGATGAACACATCTCTTTTCAGGCCATATGGGAGCTGCAAGGATTAGATCCGGCACTTAAATACCAGAAACAAGGCGTTAAAGCCGTTACAGATAGCGGCGAGCGTATTGATTACGTATCACGTAGCAAAGTAGCGCCTGATGTACGCGATTTGCTAGGACCTCCGATTGACGAAGTTGAAGAATCAGAAGAAGATGCACAGCCGCAGTTTGGAGGGTTCTTGCTATGAGTCTTTTTGGTTATCCGGCGGACATAATTCACAGGCAATCCTTAGTGGACGAATGGGGAAGACCTAGCGGATTCGGTGAAGACGTCGAACTAAAGGCCAAAGTTGTTGAAGAACAAAAGCTTATAAAAAACGCAAAAGGCGAAGAAGTTCAGTCGGTTATCGAAATCCATTTAGAAGGCGCCCACCTAATAAAGTTTAGCGACATGTTTATCTATCTTAATCAACGTTTTTACGAGTCATTCAAGCACGATACGCGATTTGATCCGCATTATGACGATGCAGAAGCTTTGAGCATTCGACCGTTGCACATTGAACTGAAAAAGCAACTAGGAACGGACGACGTGAAAAAGGTGATTGTGTATGGCTAGTGGTTATGGATTCGAACTTGACGGATTAGAGGAAATGAAAGAGATGTTGACTGAAGTCGAAAGAGAGTTCTTTCGGAATCTCGATACAGTGCTTACTCGTCTTGCTGAGAAAGTTGTGCAGGACGCTCGTAGACTTGCGCCGATAGAATCCGGTGACTTAGAAGCGGCGCTTGATAAAGACGCGGTTAAAACGTCACTAGCGAACACGTACATTGAGTTCGGCGTTACTGTTAGCCCGGAGGTCGCACCGTATGCATGGGCGCAACATGAAGGGTTTCGAAGAACAAAGTCGGGTGCAGTGGTCATGTTTTCACCTGGTCCCATAACAAGCAGTAAAGGTTCTCATAAGGGGTTTATGCCAGGCAAGAAGTTTTTGCAGAACGCAATCACGATCAATGAAGACTTGGTATTAGGCAAGTTAGCAGAAGCCTTGAAATTCGGGGGTGGAATATTATGACGAGTAGCGAATTTATTTCGTACTTGGTATCACTCGGATTCAATGTATTCCCCGACCCCGACCATATGCCGAACATTCCAGAGAGCCAATTACCGGCTCTTTTTGTTTTTGGTACAGGTGGGCTAGGAACTGATCCTGATCTACCGATACAGTATCCGTCGTTTCAGGTGTTGGCCAAAGGCAGAAACTACAAGTCAGACTATACGCAGATGGCGAAAACAGAAGCAATCGCAAAGAGCTTGATTAATGCACTCGACCAAAAAACAGGCTATCGAATTGGCGGCAGCACCGTTTATTACAGTCGTTCTCAAACTACAAACCCGATTCCGATAGGTTTGGACGAGCAAGACAGGCCGATTTACTCAACAAATTTCAATTTTAAATTACAAGCAGCATTGAAGGGAGAAATTTAATAATGACGGTTAAAAATTATATTGATGTTCCGATAGGCCCCGCGATTGTCGAGTTTGGAGAAGATGGGGACATTACAACTTTCGACGTTACTAAAGGGGGAATCGTTTTTCGTTCCGCATCCACAAAGCATGATGTAACTGTAGACCAATACGGCGATACGGTGGTTAAATCCATCTTTAAAGGGCGTACTTGCGAGGTTGTCATTCCATTTGCACTCGCAGACCTAGCGAAGTTAGCTGTTGCAATCCCAAACAGTGAACTATATGCAGACGCGACAGAGGGAACGAAGTTACGACTCAACGTATATTCGCAAGCTGGGCACAACATGACGGCAGGCGCGAAGAAGCTTGTTATCAAACCGACAGACCCGTCTGCTACACCAAATGATTGGATTACGGTTCCGATTGCCGCACCACTTACGGATCCAGAATATATGTACAACGCTGATAACGAACGAATTGCGAACATGACTTTTGCGGGCTATCCAGACTTGTCTCAAAAGGGACTGCTGTACGTTATGGGCGATGAAACTGTAGTTGTTCCAGAATCTTAAACAAAGAGCCTTTTTCATTGGGCTCTTTTATTTTGTTCAGAAATGAGGGATACGATTGAATTTCATTAAGAGGGCGCTGAATAAAGATACCGTTCTACTCGGAAATAGAAAAGCCGAAGTGAAAAAGCTAACACCCGCACTTTGGAAGAAGGTGTTTGGGGCAGTTGACTTGCTACCTGGGGTTGCGTTACAAGTGTTTACCGCGCCGAAAGCGGACTTGTCGGCTTACTTACTGCAAGCGTTTGACGTAGCACTGGAAGAAATGATTGAGATTGTTTCGTTGGTGAGTGACATTGACAAAGATTACTTGTTCAATGATGCAGGGTTAGATGAACTCGTTGAATACGTGTACTTGACGATTAAGAAAAATCGATTAGACCAAACAGCAAAAAACCTCAAGGGCCTTCTCAAGCAACCAGAAGCGGAAACGCCAACGGAATAAAAGAGAAGGCCCCTTCTGTATCGACTGATGATTTTTTACGAGATGCAAGTTTCATTCTCGGCGTCAGTCAAACAGCAATTGAAAACGAATTTTACATGGTTGATTTACTATTTTTGATAGATAAGAAACACGAACAACTTAATGGCGAAAAGCTTATGCAGTTGCAGCTAATGACTGCGGCAAACAATCGCACGATGGAAGATAACGATTATAAAAGGTTAGTAGGTAGTCTAACCCCGGTAGAAGCGAAAGAAGACATGAACACGTTTGACCGCGACAAATTAGAACAACTACGAAGCATGCAAGGGTAGGTGATGGAGTGTCAAAAAGTATAGGTGATTTAAAAGGTCGCATTTCGATGGAAGCGTCGGGCTTTAAAGAAAAGATGTCCGAAGCACGCGGTGAGTTGGACAAGACAGGAATCTCCAGTAAAAACCTAAGCCGTGACTTTGACTCGATACAGAAGGGTGCGTTAATTGTAGGTGGGGCTGTTATTGCCGGGATTGGTGCGAGTGTGAAGGTTGCAGCAGATTTCGAGCAATCTATGGCCAAAGTTAAAGCTATTTCTGGTTCGACAGCCGCAGAATTTAAACTACAAGAAGCGGCGGCACGCGATATGGGTAAATCGACCATGTTTAGTGCATCGGAAGCAGCAGAAGGTATGTCTTATTTAGCAATGGCAGGATTTACCGTCAACGAACAAATATCCGCCCTTCCCAGCGTTTTAAATGCGGCAATCGCGGGCAATATGGGACTCGGACAATCAGCAGACATCGTATCCAACATCATGACAGGTTTTGGCATTGAAGCCGATGGAGTAGCGAGTGCAGTTGATGTTCTTGTTAAGGCTTCCAACACCGCGAACACCGATATACCCATGTTAGGCCAAGGAATGAAAATGGTTGCTCCTGTAGCGGCCGCTTTAGGATGGAGTATCGAGGAAACAACAGCGGCAATCGGTAAGTTATCCGATGCAGGGATTCAAGGAAGCCAATCGGGTACTGTTTTACGTGCGGCGTTACTTTCGCTTGCTAATCCGGTAGGGCAAACAGCAAAAGTTATGAAGAAGCTAAACATTGAAGTTCTTGACGCAGAAGGAAACATGAAGCCTTTACCTGAGTTAATGGGTCATATATCAGGGAAGTTGGATGGTATGTCAGGTGCACAGAAGACTCAAACGGCGGCACAATTGGTGGGTACTGAAGCGGCAGCGGGATTTATCTCGTTATTAGAGGTCGGAGAGGACGGATTACAGGATTACGTTACCGAACTCGAAAACTCCTCGGGTGCTGCACAAGAAATGGCAGACATTCAATCTGACACGCTTGTTGGTTCATTTAAGCAATTCCAGTCGGCTATGGAAGAGGTCGGAATCAAGATAGGTAATGAGTTTTTACCGCTATTCCGCGACATTGTTGATGGTGCAATCGACATCGTGAACTGGTTCGGAGAAATTGACGGAAGTTCAATCGCAACAATCGCAACATTTGTTGCGGTTGCCGCAGGAGTTGCTGTCTTGCTAACAACAATCGGGAAGCTGTCATTGGCACTATCTGCATTTGCACTTACTCCAGTAGGTGCCGCGATTATAGGATTGTCTATATTGGGCGGTCTCGTAGTTGTAGCTGCAACAAACTTTACGGATTTTGAAGAGGTAAACCTTGATTTAGCTGAAACTATGATTGAAACAAACGATGCGTTAGAAGTGAATACTGCTAAGTTTGAAGAGTTGAGAAAGAAGAGTAAATTGAGCACCGAAGAGTTCGGTCGATTCTTAGACATTCAAGACTTGATAGCAAAAGCGGTGGACGATAGCGAAATTGCAAGGTTAACCGAAGAACAAGAAGCATTAAGGGAGAAGTCGGGCCTTAGCAACGAAGAGCTAGGCAAGATGGTCGGCTTGAATAACGATTTAATTGAAACGGTCCCAGAATCAACAGGGCTCATAACAGACCAAGGGAATCGTGTCATTGACACAACGGACGCACTAAAGGATTACAACGCAGAACTTGCAGAGGGTACACTACGTGAACTAGAACGACAGAAAATCATTGCAGAAGGTAATGAACGCGAACTTAAAGAAGAAATTATCAAGTTGCAAGCTGAACTAAACGAAGGACTAGAACTGGAAGAGCAGTACCGCAAGGACTTCGAAGGGTTTGACGAAGCGGCCACACTCGCCCGTTTAGAGGAAATAGAACTGAAAAGGGAGTCCGGCGAACTATCTTATGAGGAATTGCTATCTTTAAACTCTGAAGAGGTAAAACTTGAAGGCATCATGAAGAATTATCGTGAGCAATTGGTCAAACAAATGGAAAAGAACGATGAAAACAAGGAAACTCTTGCGTTGCTAGAAACCGAAATCGGTCTCGCTGATGACATATCAGAAATAATGATCCAACAAATCCTTAAACAGGCCGGAGTCAACTCAGAACGTGGCAAAGGAATCGAAGCAGTTGATAAAGAAATCAAGAAGTTACAACAAGCAAAAAGCGAACTGGACAAAAACACCGATCAGGCAGGGAAGAACACGCAAGAGTACAAGGATGCAGTTACCGAAATAGACAGCCAGATTACTAACCTAGAAATCGCAAAAGATAAAGTCTTTGAGATTTACGGGGAACACCAGAAGGTGAAAAACGAGCTAATCGACGAACTCTTGTTAAGTGAAAATATCACTGCTGAAACAGGCAGGGGTACTGAAACGGTAGACAAGAAGATAGGTAAATTAAGAGATGAGAAAAAAGTTTTACAAGACAATATTCGAGAAGGCAAGGGAAACACGAAAGAACACGAGAAAACAATTACCGCGATCAACGGGCAAATCACTAATTTAAACACAGTCCGAGGTCGAATAACCGACATCCTTGGATATGCAGGTGATTTAAACAGGGAATTAGGTAAAGGTATTAGAAAGACGGTCACGATTCAGACATCTGGGCGTACTGATATGCTTGGTCCCCAACGTATTGCGTCACACGCCGGAGGTGTTCCAGGGTTAACCAAGCCGAAGATGCATGACGGCGGCAGTGTCGCAAGAGTTATGGAAAACTTAAAGAGCACCCCGTTGCACAACGAAATCGACGTACGTTTACTACGTAATGAGATGGTACTTACGGAAGCGCAGCAGGCTAATTTGTTTAGTCAACTGAATGGCGGGGCTAAAGAGCAGAGTGGCAACTCATTCGACAACAGTGAAGTTATTGCATTGCTTGAAGCGATTGCACAAGGCGTACAAGAAGGAAGAGACGTTCAAATCGTTATGGAATCACGCGAAGTCGGAAGACTAGTGGAGCCGCACGTAACAGAACACCAGAAACGGAACGTTAAAATAAATCATTCGTTTGGAGGGGGTGGATAATATGAACTTGACTTACGATTCCATGCGGAAAGATTGGATTACTGTTTTGCGAATAGGAAAACCTTATTGGGCGAGTCGTAAAAGAAATATATTATCCGTCCCTGGAATGCCTGGAGGTCATTTGGCAAGCACTGATATTAACCCACTTGTCATTCCTGTGCGTATAGAAATACAAGGTGATTCAGAAAGTGATTATCTAGACAAGGTGGACGAGTTCGTTGGATGGTTAGATGTAAATAAACCAGTACCTCTTGTTTTTGACAGGTACCCCTACAGAACGTATTACGCAGTCGTTGACGGTAATTTAGATCCAGATGAAATCGTTTCGATTGGGTTTGTCGATGTTTTTTTTGTTTGTCCAGATCCTTTTTCATACGGTCCCGAAACACCCTACATTTTCCCATCCGATGCCGTCAACCTAACAAACGACGGTGCAGCAGACGCGGACCCGATTTTCGAACTAGAAGTATTAAAGCCCATCACATTTGCGATGGTTCAGAATCACAATGAGGAATACATGATGATTGGCAGGCCGATTGATGTCAATTCAAAAATCGTAAACACCAGAACGCTTTTACTCGAAGAACGAGGTCAAACACTTAATACATGGGATGCCACTCCGACATCTGTAGACGGTGGGGTTGTAGCAGGTAGTTTGAGTACGGATAACGACGGAATTACAGTTCCCTCATATGGCCCCGATACGGATAATTGGCATGGTCCGGCGTTATTAAAAGAAGTCACTGTTGCACAAGATTTTGAGGTTGAAGCGATGGTTCAGGGTAGGACAACGACCACAGGCCAGACATTCCGTATTGAGGTTTATTTATTTGATGAAGGAATGAACGTCCTTGGTAAAATGGCGATAATGGATAACAGCTTAAACGTTCACCGTAAAAAAGGCGAGGGACGTGTTGGTCCTTACGTCGGAAAAAATACGAACTATTTAATCAGTTCGGCAAACTATAGTTACGACCAAGATTACTTTTACGGCATGTTACGAATGCGTCGTGAGGGTAAACGTATTACATTTTACGTCACTCGTATAAACAACAACAATAAACATGTTCAGACGCTATCAAAAACGTTTGTGGATAATGCCAATGAGTATCAAGGGCGATTAAAATACGTACAGATTCACATTGGTAAATATGGAAGCACCGAAAGAGCGTATGCCCCCAAAATTGACAGTATAAAAGTGTTTGAACTGGATCAAGCGACAGAGGACCAAACGCCTTACATTGCACAAACGAATGACGTAATAACGTTCGATCACGTAAATGATGAAATTTTAATTAATGGTGAGGATAGAAAAGACTTGAAGGATTTTGGAGCTAGTTATTTTCAGTTGAGTAAAGGAAACAATGCTTTGGTTGTCCATCCGGATGATAGTTTTGAGATGACATGTCGATTTAGAAAGAGATTTAGATAATAATTCAGTTTACTGTTAGAATGGAGGTATTACTAGATGAAAAGGTGATTTAATGACAATTTCATTGTATGTCGATGAAGATAGAAGAATAAAAGTTTCGGAAATCCCAAGTGAATGTGGGACTTGTCATAAAAACGTAGCGCCCACATATCTAACGGGAACACACATATTAAGTAGCATAGGTGAAGGTACAAGCATGGAATTGGTATTTAAGTGTACAAATAAAGATTGCAAAGGTTTGATAATTGGGTATTATACTGATAAAGACGACCCAAATGGGCATTACCATCTTAAAAAGATTGCACCTATTAGTCCAACTGATGAATTTTTTAACGATGAAATTGCCGAGGTGTCAGAAAACTTCGTCCATATTTATAACCAAGCCTTTCACGCAGAACAAACTAATTTAGATTTAATATCTGGAATAGGTTACCGTAAGGCGCTTGAATTTCTGGTAAAAGATTACTTGATTTATCTAAATCCTGATGAAGAACAAAAAATATTAGAAAAACAACTAAATCCATGCATCAATATGTTAGACAATCATAATATTAAAGAGATTGCTAGGCGGGCTGCATGGCTCGGAAATGATGAAGCTCATTATATGAGAAAATGGGAAGATAAAGACATAAGTGACTTGAAAAAA